TGAATGACTAAGTATGCAGTGATGATAGAGGTGGATGAGGGTGAATGGATGTATCTGTCACATGATAATCCTTTCACATATTACAGCAAGCCATGTGTATTTGACACTAAGCAGGAAGCAGATGATGCGGCAAGTAAATGGAACACGGGCTGGGTTGTAGAGTATAACACGGAGACAGTATAAGATGGGTAAGTTACCTGAAGGGCGTAAGCCGTTACCAGATGAGTGGTTTGTGGATAGAGCCAATCAGTTTTTGAAGGATGATAAAGAATGTACACAGTCGAGTTCGAACCAGACTCAGCAATCATCGTCTCGCTTGACGAAACAGCAGAGTTCGCAGACATCAGATTAGTAATAGGTGATGACAACACTGTTTACATTACACAAGATGACGAGTTGTTGGGTGACAGTGTGATTGCTATTTCTTATCAGCAGCTACTAGACTTGATGGCTGCATTACGTAGCCCTGAAGGGGCATTCTATACACGACTAATTAATGGAGGTTGCTATGGCAAAATGGGTTCTACCAGACGAGACTGAGCTAGTTAAAGTTAGCGAAGCTATGAAGAAGTACGACATGACACTCACTGAAGTGTTGAGTGCTATTAAAATGTATGCAGATGATCGTGACTTTCAGAGGGCACTTGACGAGCACTACAATAATTTGATAGACCCTACTATGGAATACTGGTCGCCATGACTGGAAGGAGCCGACATGATACTAACACTCGACGTAGAGAACACTGTTGTGGAACGCAATGGAAAGATGCATCTTGATCCATTCGAACCAGAGAACACACTTGTTATGGTGGGTATGCTAGATGATGATGGGAACGAAGACATTGTAACATTCGATCATGCAGAGCATAAACCCACACAAGAAGGGAGGCGCATTGTCCAAGACAAACTGGATGGCACCTCCCTTCTTATTTGTCACAACGCAGCACATGATCTTCTGTGGCTGTGGGAATCAGGCTTCACCTATGATGGTGACATAGCCGACACGATGTTGATGGAGTATGTCCTACAGCGTGGACAGAAAGAGCCACTGTCACTTGAGGCATGTGCTGAACGTTATCAGTTGGCTGTGCAGAAGCAGGACACGCTGAAGGAGTATTTCAAACAAGGCTATTCTGTTCGTGACATTCCACATGCAGAGCTATCTGAGTATCTGTCTCACGATCTACATGCAACACAGCAGTTGTTTCGTAGGCTTCGTGATCGATACACAACCACTGATGCTCCATTGAATAACACAATGCTGTTCACCAATCGTATTGCTAAGCACTTGGCTAAGATTTATCAGCGAGGGTTTGCCGTTAACTTAAATGCACTGGAAGATGTGCGTAAAGAGTTTGAGCAGGAGAAGCAGGAACTGTTGCACCAGCTTGAGGCACAGGCACGTGAGTTGATGGGTGATCGTCCTATCAATCTCAATTCACCAGAGCAGTTGTCTTGGGTTATCTACAGTCGTGCACCTCAGGATAAAAAGACATGGCCTGCTCTGTTTGACAATCGTATGGATGCACGTGAGTTCAACAGCACAGTGAAGCGACACACAGATGTTCTATATCGGCAGAAGGCACACCAGTGTCAGCCGTGTAAGGGCGTAGGCAAGGTGCACAAGACTAAGAAGGATGGTACGCCATTCGCCAAAGCAACCAAGTGTTCAGGGTGTGATGGCTCTGGCTATTTGTTTGTGGACGATAAGCGTACAATCGCAGGATTAAAGTTTAATGCACCAGATCATAATTGGATAAGCGCAAATGGATTCAGCACAAGTAAAGACAACCTCACCTTCCTTGAGGGAATTGCAAAGTCTCGCAGCATGGATGATGCAGCACTCTTTCTACAGCGAGTACGTAGGCTTTCTGCTGTTGATACTTATCTCTCAAGCTTCGTAGATGGCATTGCCACTCACACAAAGCAGGATGGTAAGTTGCACGTGAGATTGTTGCAGCACAGGACAGCAACAGGTCGTCTGTCTGGTGCTGATCCTAATATGCAGAACATGCCACGTGGCGGTACATTTCCTGTGAAGAAAGTGTTTGTGTCACGCTGGGAAGGTGGACAGATTATGGAAGCTGACTTCGCACAGTTGGAGTTTCGTGTGGCTGCATATCTTAGCCAAGATGATACTGCGATTGAGGAAGTGACCACAGGTTTCGATGTGCACAGCTACACTGCAAAGGTTATTTCCGATGCAGGTCAGAAGATGTCACGTCAGGAAGCGAAGGCACATACCTTTGCTCCTTTGTATGGTGCTAGTGGATTTGGTCGTACACCAGCAGAGGCTGCATACTACAAGCAGTTCACCGACAAGTATTCTGGTATTAGTAAATGGCACGAAGCACTAGCAAAGGAGGCACTGAGCACAGGAAAGATTACGACACCATCTGGCAGAGAGTTTGCTTTTCCAGATGTACAGCGGCGTAGGTATGGTGGAGTTACATACTTCACACAGATCAAGAACTTCCCTGTGCAATCATTTGCTACAGCGGATATCGTTCCTGTGTCGTTGATATACATCGACAAACTTCTTGAGGCTAACAAACTTCAAAGCTGCATCGTCAACACAGTGCATGACAGTATAGTGATTGATGTGCATCCTGATGAAGTAAAAATGGTGCTCAAGGTTATTGACACATCTAACAGAAATCTGCTAAAGATTGTGAACAGTAAATGGCAACTAGACTTTAACGTACCGCTACTTCTTGAAGCTAAGATCGGGCCTAACTGGCTTGACACAAAAGATGTAGCATGATATAACTACCGTCCGTTCAAAAGGAGAAACACATATGAATCAAATCGCAACTCTAGACACGACCAACTATGCAGCAATGGCTAAGGCTATGGGCATGAGTGTCGATACCGCATCAAAAGAAAAGTCCAGCGTTCTTGCACGGCTTCGCATCAACCATAACCCAATCATGGGTGAAACAGAAGTTAAGGGTAAGATGGTTAAGGTGGAAGTTGTTGGTGCAGGTACATACAAGCTGGAGATTCCTGATGGCCCCACATACTATTCAGAAACTGCTGTCATTCGTCCGTTCCTTCAACGCTTCATGTACAAGCGTTTCATCATGGGCAATGACAAGACACCTAACCGCTATGTCAAAACTGTAATGGCTGATAACCTGAACATTGATCTTAAAGACAATGCTGGTGGCTTCAATTGCGGCAAGCCCGCTGGTTACATTCAAGACTTCAAGGCACTGCCTGAGAAGACACAGGATCTTATCAAGCAGATCAAACGTGTCCGTGTACTCTTTGGCACCATTGAGTTGGCGAATGCAGTAGATGGCAATGGCAATGCTGTGGATGTGGAACCCACTCCGTTTATTTGGGAGATTGATAATCGTGATGCCTACAAAACTGTAGGAGATTTGTTTGGTAAGCTTGGTAAGATGCGTCGTCTGCCTGTGCAGCACAGCATTCTTGCGAGCACACAAGAACGTAAGCTTCCTAATGGCAACTCGTTCTATCTGCCTGCCGCTGAACTGGACATGACCAAGACACTGGACATGGACAATCAAACGCAGGAGACACTCGCAAGTTTCCTTGGTTGGGTGCAGAACTATAATGAGTATATCTTCAATGCTTGGGACGAGAATGCCCACAAGTCAGAGGATGTAGATGCAGGCATGGTCGAAGACTTTGTAGATATTGATGTGGAGGATTTTGCCTGATGAACCATCCCGCAGAACTGGCATTGCAGCAGTATCTGGAAGACGCAGCAAACGGTAAATCAACTATCTCGGAGGATACGATTGAGCGTGTTGCAAAAGACGTTGCAGATGCTGTTCGCCGCCAGTTCGGGGGAGGACGGGGGAGTGATGGGTTTAGATTGCGTATGTCGAATATCGGCAGACCATCTTGCCAACTCTGGTTTGAGAAGAACAAGCCAGAGACATCACTCCCCAAGCCTAACTCATTTGTGATGAACATGATGTTAGGCGATATTGTTGAAGCAGTATTCAAGGGGGTGCTGGTGGAAGCTGGCATTCCCTTTGGTGAATCAGAACACGTGACACTAAAGCTGAAAGACACAGAGATTAGTGGCACGTATGACCTTACCATGAATGATGCAGTAGACGATGTTAAGTCAGCCTCTGACTGGTCGTATCGAAATAAGTTTGAGTCATTTGATGCACTGGCATCTGGTGATTCGTTTGGCTACGTTGGACAGCTAGCTGGTTACGCTAAAGCATCAGGCAAGAAGGCAGGTGGCTGGTGGGTAATCAATAAGGCCAATGGGCAATTCAAGTATGTCCCTGCTGATGGCATCGACATGAATGCAGAGTTGGACAAGTTGCAGAATACAGTTGATACTGTAAATGCTAACGAGTTTCAGCGTTGCTTCGAACCAGAGCCAGAGACATACAGAGGAAAGCCAACAGGAAACATTGTGCTCAACAAGAACTGTGCGTTCTGTGACTACAGATTTGAATGTTGGCCTACGTTGCAAGAGCTACCATCTAAGGCATCACAAGCACGTGATCCTAAGACAGTGGCATACATTAAAGTAAAGGAGTGATACATGCTAGGCGATGATGAAATTAAAGAGATGCAAGATCAGATTAACATGCTTGAGAAAGAGCTTGCTCAACGTAAAAAAGAACTGAGTGATCGACGTTACAGTGGTCTACGTGTCGCAGTTGAAGCACGGCAATCTGCAGACAAAGCTATTCTTGAAGAGCTACGTAGTCTCGGGTATGCAGTGAGTAGAAAGAACTGGATGTTCTGATGGACGGAAGGCAGTTTAAAGCTGCCCTGAAACATGGGTATAGGAGCGGGCTAGAGATTAAGATCAAGGATTACTTGAAAGAGAACAACGTTCCCTTTAAGTATGAGAAGGTCAAGATCGAATGGGAAGACCTGATGTACCGCACCTATACCCCCGACTTCATTCTACCCAACGGGATTATTATTGAAGTAAAGGGTAGGTTCACATCAGAGGATCGCAGGAAACATCTTGCAGTAAAGAAGCAACACCCAAACCTAGACATTCGGTTTGTGTTCGAAAGCAGTAGACGCAAGCTTAGCAAGGGTGCTAAGACTACATATGGTCTGTGGTGTGAGAAGCATGGCTTTCAATACTACGATAGGATCATTCCACAAGAATGGCTAAAAGAAAAGGGTAAAGACACACACCCTGATCTGATTAAGTTTCCATTCTCAAAGATTAAAAGGAGCTAACGTGAACGAAGAAAGTATTTTAATCGACTTTGATCCTAACGACTTCCTCATTAGGCTTAACCCAATGCTAGATGAAGATGGATATTGGTCTGGTGATATTTCAGTAGGTATTGTCACAACACCAGAAAACAATCTGGACGAAGAAGACTTCGATCAGATGATGTATCTTACTATGCTAGTCACTGCATCCTTGCCCTTGATGGAAGACAGTGTAGAGTTTAGAAAGGCACTAAACAAATACGCTAAGAAACTTCACAACGATTCAGATGAAGAATCGCCAAATCCTAAGACAGAAAAAATCGCTGACAACGTAATCAAATTAAAATTCTAGGAGGCAACATGTTTGATCCCGTAGATAAACCGAAACACTATAACATGGGTGACATTGAGTGCATAGATTACATCAAACAGGTTCTAGGATTAGAAGGTTTTATTGCGTACTGCCGTGGTAATGCAATGAAGTACCAGCACAGAGCAGAATATAAAGGCAAGTTTCTAGAGGATATGCGTAAGCATAACTGGTATAGCAACAAAGCCACAGAAGCTATTGAGGAATTAAATGCTAGTAAAAGTACTACTCACTCTTGAAATAGACGAAGAAGAATATCACATGCCTGTCGATGGATTCGTTGATGATGAAATTCACGAGGCACTACATGAATTTATCTATGACATTGATGGCATAGATATTAAGCATATCAAAATCGTATCGGAGTAATTGAATGAACAACTACCTACCTACGGATTACCAGTCTTTTATTCATACATCTAGGTATGCTCGTTGGCTGGACAATGAAGGACGCCGTGAAAGCTGGCCTGAGACA